AACTCTATGGGTAATTTATCTGTTAAAAGTAAAACTAATAACAGGTCGTTCCCTCGCAACAAAAACGCTGGTAAGGCATAGGAGAAGTGTATCATGGCTAAGAAACATAGGAGTGTTAGGGCAGCTCAAGAAGCTGGTTCCCTGTATTTTTACGATAAGAAGGGTGTTAAAAAACTTGCAGTAACTGCAGAACAGCTTAACGCATGGAAGAAAAAGAATAAAGGCAAGTATAAGGGTAGCGCTCTTACTGCTTGGGCTAATAACAAAGGTAAAAATATTGGAGAGACAGGTGTTACAAAATCTCTAAGACCACAGTTACGTCCTAAGAAAAAAGAAGCACCAAAGAAAAAAGATGCAATTAGTGATGAGCAAAGAAGTAGGCAAACTAGCACTCCTCCTAGTTTAGCTTCCGATGTAGCTATTGGAAAACTACGCCGAGAACTAACACAAGCTCAAAAAGATAGGGCTGATAAACGTGCTGCTATACAAAAAGGCAGAGAAGAAGCTGATAAACTTCTTGCTGATACTAGAACTGGTACTGGTTCTGGGCCTTCTAAGCGCCCTAATAATAGACCAAAAGGACCAAAGGCTGAAGTAAAACGTAGAGCAGAAAATAAAAATAAAAGTCCTGATGAGTTGAATACAGAATCTTTTGATAGTGTAAAACGGACTGACAGAAAAGGTGTTTCTCTTACTAGAGAAGAATTAAAAGCTATGAACGAAGCTTACCCCCGCAATAGAATGAACAAAGGTGGTATGGCTAAAAAATCAGGCTACATGGGTGGCGGAATGACTAAGAAAAAAGTTATGACCTACAACATGGGTGGCATGGTTAAGTCACAAGTAAACAATCTTAAAAAGGGAAGAAGCTAATGGCTGAGAAGAAAAAGAAAAAGAACCCCCGTTTTGGTGGTAAACGTGATCTTAAAGACACAAGCGGAAATAAAAGCATTGGCTTTGAAGATACCTATCTAGGAGACTTGTTAGGTTTTGATGGTAAGATGGGTACTAAGGGTAAACCCGGATTACTTGCTTCTCTTAAAGGCGCACGGCGTAAGAAGCCGGGAACAGCTACTACTACCACTAAGAAAGGTCCAGCTAAAGTAAGACCCAAACTACGACCTAAAACCAATGCTAAAGGCCCTGTACGTAGGGGAGATGGAACAGAAGCTGGTGTTAAAAAAACAAAGTTTGGCGCTCCCGGTTTTGCTAGACCTGCATCAAAACCTGCTGCACCTGCAAAACCAACAAGACAAACAGAAAATAAAAAACTTTTTGGTTTAGAGCCTTTTAAACCTCGCGGAGCTATTTTAAGGGACGTAGCAACACCTTCTGCACAGAAAAAAAATATGAAAAAAATTACGTTTGAACAATGGCAATCTATGTCACCAGCTCAACGTAAAACATATGGACTTCCTAAAAGTGCTGCTGATGCTAAACAAAATGGAATAACTAATCCGCAGTTTAAAAACTCTAAAAAAAGAACAAGTCCCGGTGGTGGTTTAAGTTCTTACCTTGATTGGGCAACATTATCTACAGGTAGAGATAGTCCTATTAAGCCCAATGCAAAACCCGGCGCAAGTGGCTATAATAGAGGTGGAATGGCTAAGAAATCTGGTTATATGTACGGTGGTTCTGTAACTAAGAAAAAGCCTATGAACAAAGGCGGTATGACTAGAAAGAAGTAGCCCTTGACACACTTAATCTTCCCTGCTACTATTACGGTGGGGATGATATTTTAATCCTGCATAGCGGGGTTGCAATTATAGCTGTAGTTATTTAAGCTTGAACATGGTATAACTGTCCTTGTGGTTAGACATAAGGAGAGATACCATGTTCAAGAAATTTATTAAAGTACTACAAGATCATCAAATGCGTAGAGTGCAATACTGGCAGTTAGTTAATATGTCAGATTCTGCATTAAGAGATATAGGTATAACACGTGGCGAGATCAAAAGCAAGTTCTACAATAAAGAAAACATCTAAAGTCAATGAAGCAGGTAATTATACTAATCCTGCTTTGCGTAAGCGTCTTTTTGCAAGGATTAAAGCTGGAAGCAAAGGGGGCAAGGCAGGTCAGTGGTCTGCCCGTAAAGCTCAGATGCTTGCTAAAGCATACAAAGCAGCAGGGGGAGGATACAAGTCTTGAAAGTAAATGCACCCAAGGGCTATCATTGGATGAAACAAAAAGATAGCAGTTTAAAACTAATGAAGCATGACGGTAAGTTTGTCCCCCACAAAGGGGCAAGCCTTACTGCTAATTTTGCTGTTCAAAAGAAGCACACTAATGCCAAGCAAAAGTAGATCAGTTAAAGCAAAGAAAAAGACAGCCGCCAAGATGTACTCTGGCGGTTTAGCAAAAAGTCAAAAGAGCCTTAAGTCGTGGACTAAGCAGGATTGGAGAACTAAAAGTGGTAAACCTTCTACGCAAGGTCCAAAGGCTACAGGAGAGCGTTACTTGCCAGCTAGTGCTATTAAGGCTATGGGTGCTGGGACGTATGCGGCATCTTCAGCAAAGAAAAGAGCGGATACAGCAAAAGGTAAGCAGTTCTCTAAGCAACCTAAGAAAGCGGCTAAGGCTGCGAAACCGTACAGAAAGATGACATGAAAAAACTTACAGAAAAACAGCAGAAGTTTATAGATGTTTTATTTGAGGAAGCTAAGGGTAATCCTGTAGAGGCTAAACGTCTTGCTGGTTATGCAGATTCTGTATCTTCTACAAGCATTACAGGTGTTCTTCAGGATGAAATCTATGAAGCTACTAAACGTTACATTGCTTCCTCTGGTACACGTGTTGCATATGGTATGATGGAAGTCTTTAATGACCCTACACAGCTAGGCAATAAAGAAAAAATAGCAGTAGCTAAGGACTTTCTGGATCGTGCAGGATTTGTAAAAACAGATAAGATAGAAGTAAAGGCTGAAAGTCCTTTATTTATTTTACCAGCTAAAAATGAAAACTAATAAGACTTGGAGGCTACCTCCACCAGAAAAACTAAGTAGTGGTCTTAAATGGTTTCCTGTCGTCCGTGTAGGCAGGGTAGTGCCTTTTGGTTACGAGCAAGACCCTAATGATGAAGACATACTACTACCTCTGACTGAGGAACTAGAAACACTGGAACTAGCAAAGAAACATCTTAAGCAATACAGCTACAGGGATGTTGCAATTTGGTTAAGCGAACAAACCGGCAGATCAATCTCTCATGTCGGACTAATGAAAAGAGTAAAACTTGAGCGAAAACGTAAGACAGACGCTGAAAATGCACGGTACTACGCCCAGCGCTACAAAGAAGCGGAAGCAAAAGCGAGGCGTCTTGAAGAAGAAAGATTCGGTTCAATTAGAAAAGAAACCGAAGACAGTTCCAGCGACAGCACTGCCAGAGCCGATTGAAATAGAAAAAGCTCAAGAAGTTATCTTTGAGGCTAATCCCGGCCCTCAGACAGACTTTCTTTCAGCTTCAGAACAAGAGGTTTTATACGGAGGAGCAGCAGGTGGGGGCAAGTCTTTTGCTATGTTGGCTGATCCTGTTAGGTATTTTAACAATCCTTTGTCTAACAAACTTCTAGTCCGTAGAAGTACAGAGGAACTAAGAGAACTTATATCTGTTTCAAAGCAACTATATCCCAGAGCAATTCCGGGAATTAAGTTTTTAGAAAGAGAAAAGACTTGGATAGCTCCTTCTGGTGCGTCTTTATGGTTAAGTTATTTAGATAGGGATGATGATGTTTCTAGGTATCAAGGACAAGCTTTTAACTGGATTGGTTTTGACGAACTTACCCAATGGCCTACACCTTTTGCTTGGAATTATATGAGGTCACGACTACGTACTACTAAGAACAGTGGACTTGATCTTTATCAAAGGGGAACTACAAACCCCGGAGGAGCAGGTCATCAATGGGTTAAGAAAACTTTTGTAGACCCTGCACCGCATAATACTAGCTTTAATGCTACTGATCCAGAAACAGGAGAAGTAATAGCTTGGCCTAAAGGACACTCAAAAGAAGGTGAACCTTTATTTAAACGTAGGTTTATTCCTGCTACTTTGTTTGATAACCCTTACCTTGCTGATGATGGTATGTATGAAGCTAATCTGCTGTCTTTACCTGAGCATCAACGTAAACAACTGCTTGAAGGTAATTGGGATGTAAATGAGGGTGCTGCTTTTCCTGAGTGGAATCGTAACATACACGTAGTAGAGCCTTATGAGATACCTAGTAGTTGGGCAAAGTTTAGAGCATGTGACTATGGTTATGGTTCTTACACAGGAGTAGTATGGTTTGCTGTAGCGCCTGATGAACAACTTGTAGTCTACAGAGAAATGTATTGCTCAAAGGTCATAGCTACTGACCTAGCTGATATGATCTTAGAAGTAGAGGAAGGTGAAAAGATTCGGTATGGAGTTTTGGACTCTTCTTTGTGGCATAATCGTGGTGACACTGGCCCATCTCTTGCTGAACAAATGATTATGAAGGGTTGTAGATGGAGACCTTCTGATAGGTCCAGAGGCTCTAGGGTAGCAGGTAAGAACGAACTACACAGACGTTTACAAGTAGATGACTTTACGGAAGAACCTAGATTAGTGTTTTTTGAAACCTGTACTCACACTATTAGTCAAATACCTGCACTACCCTTGGACAAGAACAACCCTGAAGATGTGGATACACATGCAGAAGACCACTTGTATGATGCATTACGTTACGGTATAATGACAAGACCTAGAAGCAGTCTATTTGATTTTGACTATTCTACACAAAACTCTGGGTTTCAAGCAGCAGACCCTACATTCGGATATTAAGGAAATATTATGGAAGAAGACTATATTGAGAACTCTATGGAATCAGAGCAATCTTCAGCTATTGAGGATGTAAAAGAGTCTGCGTATAACGACCCTAAGTCTGGCAATATTTATAATTACGTTCGTGAAAAATATAGTAAAGCTTCTGATGCAAGAGAAACAGAAGAAAATCGTTGGCTAAAGTCTTATCAAAACTATAGGGGTATTTATGGACCTGATGTACAATTCACTTCTACGGAAAAGTCTCAGGTATTTATTAAGGTTACTAAGACAAAAGTTCTTGCCGCATATGGACAGATTGTAGAAGTACTCTTTGGAAATCATCGTTTTCCTATTAGTGTTGATCCTACTACTTTGCCTGAAGGTGTAGAAGAAGCAGTACACTTTGAGGCTGATGATAAACTTAAAAAAGCACAAGAAGCTTCTCCTGAAGATATGAAGTTAAAACCGGGAGAAACCACACCTCAATTTAAAGAACGTCTTGCAGGACTACAAAGTACACTTGCTCCTGTAATGGATAATTTAAAAGAAGGTCCGGGAAAAACTGCTACTGCTATTACTTTTCATCCTGCAATGGTTGCAGCTAAAAAGATGGAAAAGAAAATACACGATCAGCTAGAAGAGTCTAACGCCAATAAACAACTACGTGTAGCTGCATTTGAAGCTGCTTTGTTTGGTACTGGTGTTATGAAAGGTCCGTTTGCGGTAGATAAAGAATATCCTAATTGGTCAGACTCAGGTGAATATTCTCCTACTATTAAAACCGTGCCATATACAGCTAGTGTATCTCTTTGGAATTTTTATCCTGATCCTGATGCATCTAATATGGATGAAGCTGAGTATGTAATAGAACGTCACAAAATGTCTCGTAGTAAGATTCGTGGACTAAAACAACGTCCTTTCTTTAGAAAAAATGCTATTGATACTGCTAT